AGTCAGTAAGTTCATACTCGCTAATCAAATCCCAGTTGACTTGCTTGGGCATAGTCTTAGCTAGTGCATCGTGTGTCTTCTTATCACACTCCTCGTATGGTGCTTGCTGATATGTATGGTCTGAGTGCGGTAGGAAACTAACACCTGATACTTCATCAAAGTGTTTGTATACCCACGCACCTACTTCCATCCACTCGTGTTCCCTAACACTAATAGTTACACTAGGCTTATGCTCACAGTAATGTCTCTGATACTTGAGCCATAACTCTAGTTGTTCTATAGCAGTCCTTTCGTTTCTAGTTATAGCACCATCAGGAGCTTTCATAGGGAAAGAGAATACCTTAACACTATTAGGTTTCATAACATCAGCCTCGCAAGGTATGCCTTGGTCTTCCATAAGTTGTGCTATAGGGTCTTTAGCGTCTGCTCTAACCCTACGGATATAATAATCACTATGTCTAGTATGTATACCACTAGCACTATCAACTAACTGGCTTACCGTACCACTAGGCTTAATAGCAGTAGTAGCAGTAGCTTGTTGAATTCCCAGTAGCTCTGACCAATGCTCATTAGTCTTAACTGTTTCTTTTCTAAGGTCTACTAAAAAGTCAGCTAAACTTCTCTTGCCGTAGTATCCTCTACTGTCATCACTACTACCGTTCATAAAAGCATTATCCATAATACCAGTAAGAGATACACCTAGTAGTGCTTCCTCTTCTGTATTGTGTACCCACTTAGGACGTAAGCGTTTAATGTTAGTTAGTGACGCTTGGAACGTACCCAATATAGTAGCTAGTCTAACCTTACGGAGTATATCCTTCTGCGTGTCTTCCGCTCTTACCACAACCTCAGTAAGATTACAGAACTGACCATCTCTCAGTATGATTTCACTACAAGGATTACAACCAAAGTCGTGGTCTGTGTCACGTCTGCCTATAGATGCTACTTGTTTGATAGCGGCTTCTCTGTTGAAGATACCACGCTCACCTGACTTAGACTCATATAAAGACGTCCACTCTTTCATAAAGATGCCAATATCAGGCTTCTCTGTATAACATACACTATTATTACTTAAAGCCATCTCAGGAGTATCTGACCACCATTGACCACTCTTAGCATTACGCATACGCTCATCAGTAAGATTAGATAGAGAGATAAGGGCTGACCTGCGTACACCACCTACAACTACAACCTCAGCAATCTTACACATCATCCGGTGACATTCGTACGACGTAAGTTTACGTCCCCCTGCTTCTTTAAAGATGTTAGTAGAAAAGTTAAACAAATCAAGTAGAGGTTCAGGACCACTAGCCCTACCACCGAATGTCTGTAGTCTAGCACCTTTAGGTCTCACCTTAGAAAAGTCCCACTTAGGCATCTCACCATCATATAAATAAGTGATAAGTTTACGGAAAGCTGATTGCCATCCTTCTTTGCTATCCTGTACGACAATCACATCCTCTACATCTACCATAGTCTCAGGAACATCAGGTAGTTTATTGACGTGTTGTCTCTCTACGCTGAACCCTACACCAGTACCGTGCATAAGTATAAACAATGTTTCATCAAATGCTTTAGGGTGGTCTACACTAAGATAAGCACAGTTATATCCTGCTATATTATTCTTAGCTAGAGCAGGTCCTGCGGTCATAAGAGCTCTCATACTAGGCATAACTTCTAAGTTACATACCGCATCCTCAAGTATCTTCCTAGTCTTTGGGTCTAGTTTTTCTGTAACTTCTCCTATCTTAGTATTCTCTATAAGGTGTGTTTCCATAAAATCAAAGTAACGTGCTACAGTTTCTTTCCAAGTCTCTCTTCTTTTCTTTTCAGGTAGCCACCTAGCGTATCTGCTTAAGGCTATAAAGTTTTGGTAATCATTTGGTAATTTATTCAATTTATTCATCTCCTTCTAGTGGGTCAATTTCAATGTTTATCATCTTGCTACCATTGTCATCTAAGTAAGTATTATATTTTAGTCTTCCGTTTCTGTGCATAAGTATCGCATCAGTTATCCCTCTATCATAACATTTAGCACCGTGTCTCCATATTAAGATTGCTCCTAATGTAAGAAACGCTAATGCCATCATAATAAAGTTCTCAGTAGGTATCATCAACATCGTCAAACTCCTCCCGTTTGTCTATTAATTTATCCTCGAACTCGTGTAAGATATCTTCTGTTGTTATATCTAATACCTCACACAGAGTACAAGGGTCTATTGCTTCTTGGACTATACGTTCTTTAAGTTCATTAAGAGTTAGAGCCATACTGTCCTCCCTCGTGTTCTATAAGTTTATCTAAGAACCAACGAGCTTTCTTTAGGTCTTCTAAACCGTTTTTAAATCTCCACCTGCAAATGTATTTAGTTATCGAGGCAGTTAGGTAGTCCATATCTTGGTCTAAGATAAAATCTATGACCTCAATATTACCTTGTTTATAATGGTTAGGATTTATTTTATCTTCGTCCATTTCTTTAGTTCCTTAATTTCTTTAGTTGAAAATATTTTGATGTCATACTTCTCACACCATTTCCTGTAAGTAATTTTATTACCCTTGGCTACTTTAGAATCGGGGCGGGGCATCAGAAATATTAACTCCTTGCCTTCAAATCTCATCTGTTCAGCAATTGATTTATACTTCTGTCTATCCCCACTCCGAAAGAACCCTTTAACTTCTATGTGGTACTTACCTTTAACGAAATCAGGCGTATAGTTTTTACGGATAGTATAGGCTATCCTACAAGGTTCATACTTCCATTCCTTACCAAGAGCTTCGGAACATTCTTTCTCTAGCTTACTGCGATACTTTATTGCCATCTCTATCCACCTCTATTACGTTAGGTAAATGTACAACCTGCGTCAAGTAACGAGGTCCATTAGAGTATAAGAATGTTCTTAGGTCTTCACCCCAACAATCGTGCTTATACGCACAGTAGCTACAACCGACAGGTAATTTCATATTTCCTGACTTACCATCGGGTATAACCTCATAACATCTCTCAGGCGGTGTCTCTGATTTAACTATTTTCTTTATATTCTTTATTCTTTCAGGTATAGAGAAAAAGTTTAACTTCGACCAGTACCATTGAGACTCATCAGCCATATCATACTTTAGATATGTAAGATGTCCGTTGGTCTTATCCATAACTAACCAACCAATATCTGTAGTATCCTCAGCGTGAGCATAGCCTTTGATTTGGTCTATATATCCAAAGGGGTCATCATTAACTAATGAGCCATCTTTGAACTTTTTAAAGCCATAAGATGATGCTGATTTAACATCAGTCAGCACACCATCAATCTTACAGTCCATAGAGCCTTTAATACCATCTACTTCTACTTGCTTCTGTTCGTGTGTCACATCGTGACCCGAAAGTTTAGTAAGAGCTAGTACCATCTCTTCAATCAAGTGACCATATAGAAACTTGATTCTTGTATGGGGCAGTAGTTTCTCACCCTCATAGCCATTATAAGAATACCACAACTGTCTATCTTTCTTACCTATGTTAGACATACGGAGCTTACGTCTATCAAACTCGTGCTCTGTGATATTATCTCTTAATATCTGCTTCATATTTTCACCGAAGTCATTTATTACTTGTTCGACAGGCACACCTTCAGGAATATCCTTGGTGTCAATCATACGATATATGTCGCTTACTAGAGTATCTGTACTCATTACTCAGTCTCCTTCGGAATAGTAACATCACTCCAATAATGGTCGCCTCTTACAAAACCTAAGAATTGCATTTCGTGTTGTAAATCATCAAGGTTTCTCATATCACTTAAATATAAATCATTTGTTTCCATCATCATATTACAAGCTCTTCTGAGTTTATTATAACCATCACATAATTTTTCATAATGTTCCATATCTATAGTTATAATTACTCTATCTTTCTTTGTATATTTTACTGTTGTTTTTAGTGCGTTTGTACTCATTTTTGTACCTCCTTGTTATCTCTATGTCCATACTCTTCATAATCATCATTATGAACAGTACAACCTGATGGGTTAATATCACAATTAGGATATGAAAAACAACCTAAATGTGAATCTACCTTTTCTTTTATCTTACTATCTTTTGTAAACCTTGTTATAAAATCGTCTATCCCATTAGACCTATAATGTTTCTTAGGATAGTTATTTTTTACATAAGGATGCCATCTTCCAGTTGTATAATAATAAGCATACCACTTATCTCTCTTTATCCATAACATATAAGCACCTTTTCTAGCTTCATATTCAATACCTTTAGAATTTAAGTACTTCTCGACATACTCTAAAGTTTCATTAGTGTCCCTTCTAAAAATGACTTCACCTTTAGAATTAACTCTATCAAAACGATAGCCACTCTTTAATGAGTCTGTTGCCACGTTTCACCTACCTTATATTCACCGTCCAAAGGACAGTTTAGTTTAAAAGATTTACCTGCTTGAATGATAGACCCTACCGCTAGACCTCCGAAGAAGTCTGCTTGGTCTTCTCTGACCTCGCATTGGAACTCATCGTGCACATTCAGTACGAACTTATAATCTAAGTCATACTGTCTAGCATAAGAGTCCAATAGTACCAACGCTTTCTTCATAATCACCGCACCTGCACTCTGTAGTAGAGTGTTTAGTGCTGAGTGTTGTGAGCGTATGTGTAGCTTACGTCCATCTAATCCAGTAACCCAACCCTTACCGCTTGATTCGGAAACTTTCTCTCGCAGTTGTTTTAGTGCAGGAGTATTATCAAGAAAGTTCTTCTTAAGTATACGCCCACGTTTAGCACCACCTCCTGCTACCTCGCCAATCTTACTGTCACCTGCTCCGTAAAGGAAAGCATAGATAAAAGTCTTGGCTTGGTCTCTAGTCTGTAGTCCTGCTGACTTCTGATTAGCAGAATGAATGTCACCGTTAAGTATCTCATTAGTGTATTTATCATCATTCATATAGTGTGCTAACATTCTAAGTTCTAGACCACTAGCATCACATCCTACTAACTTATAGTCTTTAGGAACAGTCCACAAGTCTCTACAGTCAG